GGCGGGGATTGCATGTTGGGCGAATCGCTTCCCGGGAGCTGGAGGCAGACGCCATTCGGGAATCTGGTCTTCCAAGTCTTCGTGCCCGGAGTCTGGTCAACGCCACCCTCCCATCCGCCCAGCGCCGTCTCTGGCTCGCACACCGCGCCGTGGGCGTTGGTAGTCTCATTGGGATTTCCCAAAGCGATCAGCTTGAAGCGTTCGCACTTTGACAGGTTGGACGTGGAGTCGAGGAAGGCCCGTGGCATCAGGTTGGCTTCGTCGGCCACCAGCGTCACCATCTTGTTGTGAATGCCTATCATGGAGCCGAGCCCGACGTATTGATTCCCCTTCTTACAGGCCACGCCCATGATGCCATTCTTGAAGTCACGCCCCTCGGTGAACTCGGACTTGGGGTCGGTGATGATGCGCTGCTTGCCTTCGATCAAGTGACCAGGAATCCAGACGTGATCGGCCTTGGCCAGCTTGTGGTATTTCTTGATCATGCCCCAGATGCGGAGCTCCAGCATTTCTCGCTCGGTCGAGCTGACAAGCACCGTCATGTGGGACTTGTGGGCATACCAGTCGGTGACCACGTTGCAGCCGAAGCTGTCGGATTTCCCCGATGCCGCACAGCCCATCACTCCGATGTAGTTGTGCTCGATGAATACCTCCAGACACTTCTCGGCCCAGTGATTGACGAAGGGGCCGACCTGCCAGATGCGATCCGGCCACACAACTTCCTGAAACCTGCGGAAGTGGTGATAGAGTCCTTCGCCTGCGGTGGTGCCATCCGTCTTCTCCCACTTACCGCCCTTGCTGATCATGTGGAGCTCAATCGCAGCGGGGTCGTAGTTCGATCCCCACCACAAACCATACTTGAGATAATTGCCCGTGGCTTTCTTAATGCCTGACTGGATGATCATGTTTCTCTTGAAATGACGGTATCTTTAGCTCAGTTTCAGGTCAACGACTGGAATGCAAGGCAACGTAATCATTACGGACGGCTCTGTTGACTTCTCTGGTGGTGTTGATTCCATCAAGGTCACCACCATCCAGTCTGATCGAAACCCCAACGGACTCGCCCGCAATCAGCTCGCGTGGCTGGACAACGCGACCGTCCGGGATGGTGGCATTTATCCAAGGTGGGGCTTTCGACGTTTGAGTCAAGTCGCCGCGAATGGACTGTTCCAAGGAAAGTGGCTCTACCAGCCGGACAACGACGCTACGCCGTATCACATCTACTCCATCAGCGGCATCATCCTGCTCGTGGCCGAAGGTGCCGACCCCGTAAATCTCTCCGCCCTGTTTGGGCTGTTTAATCCACCCGAACCACCAATTGCGCACTTCTGTCAGGCGGGCAGGTATCTGGTTATTCAGGCAGGCGACAGTGTGACTCTGCCGCTGTTCTGGGATGGCACCACGCTGCGTCGCAGCATTGGGATTACCAACCCCGCCGTCCCTCCCGGGACTCCTGGAGTCAACGAAATCCCCGCTGCGACCACGATGGACTACTTCATGGGTCGCATCTGGTATGCGCAAGGCCGCATCGCCAATGCCGGTGACATCGTGGGTGGAAACTCCGGCGTGGTTAATCCGGACAGGCCGGACGCAGTGCTCAATGTCACCGAGTGTCCACTGGTGCTGGGTGGAGATGGATTCAGTGTTCCCGCTCAGGACGGCACCATCAGGGCGCTGACGCACAGCGCGAACATTGACGTGGCGCTGGGTCAGGGCCGGCTGTTTATGTCCACCACCAAGGGAATCTACGCGCTGAATGTTCCCGTCACCCGGGCCGCTTGGATTGCCACCACAAATCAGAATCAGCCGCTGGTCACCGTGGTCCAGCTCAACAACGGCTGGGTGGGTGATCGCAGTGTGGTGCAGGTCAACGGCGACCTGTTCGGCCAGTCTCTGGAGCCAGCCATTCGCTCGCTGAACCAGCAGATGCGATACTTCAACCAGTGGGGCAACATCCCGATCAGCTCCAATGAGCAGCGCATCCTTCAGTTCAACGACCGCAACCTGCTTCGCTTTTCCACCGGCATCTACTTTGACAACCGATTACTCCAGAGCGCACTTCCGGTCCAGACCGCTCAGGGAGTCGTGCATAATGCGCTGATACCTCTGGACTTCGTCCCGATCAGCAGCTTCATGTCGCAGAAGCCTCCCAACTGGGAGGGCATGTATGAGGGGCTCAAGATATTCCAGTTGTCCGTCGGGGATTTCGGCGGACGTGAGCGGGCCTTCGCCACCGTGCGGTCGCAGAGCGACACCATCGAACTCTGGGAGCTGACCTCATTCCTGAAGGAGGATGAGAACATCACAGGTGAGAATCGCATCACCATGATCTCGGAATTCCCCGCCTTCACTTGGGGTGATGAGACTCAGCTCAAGAAGCTGGTGGGTGCGGAGATTTGGGTTGACCGGCTTCATGGAACGGTGCGGTTCTCCTTGGAGTATCGTCCCGACGGTCAGGCGTGCTGGATTCCGTGGCACATCTGGAAGAAATGCTCACCGAAGAATTCGGCTGAGGACGTTCACAACCCAATCTCCTATCCGCTGACGCCATGCCTTGAGTCCTACTTCAACTCGATGACCTTACCCGCTCCCGACCCAACCCGATGCGCTTCGGCCACGGGTCGCCCTTCCAATCAGGCGTATCAGTTTCAGCCGCGTCTAGTGGTCAAAGGCTTCTGCCGGGTGCGCGGAATCTATTTGCACGCCGAGCCGATGGGGCGGAAGCTCTACGAGAACATGACTTGTTGATGAATATCCCTTGCCCCAATCCGTGCGTCGTTTGCGAGCCGTCGATCGGCAGGGGGATTGGTCCGCTTGACCCCTCTAATCCGTTCGTCAATCTCAGCTCCGAAGATCAGGACTTTGACGAGTTCATTGGTCGTCGCTACGTGGTGGGTCAGCCACCCATCGGCTCGACGTGGTTCAAGCTGGGCTGCATCGGCCTGTGCATCTCCGACGTCTCGCAGCAGGAGGCCGATCTCTGTGCCCTCGCTCAGGCGACGGTGTGTCAGGCGGTGAACTGGCCTCAGGTATTTCCCAACTCACAAAACCAGAACAATCCCTTCACCGAAGAACCCCGAGAGTTGTTCGGAAACCAAGCTCAGTTCTGCTCGTTCTCGTGTCCGGATGGAACCCCCTTCACGTTCACGGTGGCTGCCGGCCTGTTCCTCAATTACAGCCAGCTCGCCGCCAACATCGAAGCCTTCACCTTTGCGTGCAATCAGGCGGTGAACAACCGGGTGTGTCTGGGTTCGCTGTCACCGGCAAGGACCTGCTCCGGGTCGCTCTACAACGGAACGATGGTTTGCTCCTCGGCCAGCATTCCGATCACCTTCACCATTATCGGGGAAATCCCCGATGGGTTGCTGCTGTCGCAGAATAACACCACGGCTTTCTTTGATGGCACGCCCACCACTCCGGGAGACTACGTCTGGACCGTGGTGGCCACCGACCCGGCTGGCAACACGATGCAGAAGGTCGTCAACCTCACCGTCTTTGGCGTGGCCACCGTCGCGCTCCCCGAGGCCGAGCTCGGGGTGGCCTACTCCTCCACGCTGACCTATGGTGGAACTGCTGCCGGGACGGTGTCGTGGTCAATCGCGGCTGGTGTTCTGCCCGACGGCCTGCTGCTCGACACGGCTACCGGGATAATCAGCGGCACTCCCACCACGGCGGAAACCCAGAGCTTCACGGTTCAGGTTACGGACGGAGCGCTGACCTGCTTCAGGCAGCTCTCGATTGAGGTGGTGGACAACACCTGCCCGGACTGGAACGATCTGCTTTGGAACAACTCAGTCATCTTCACCGACGGCACCGGGGTTGGCAGTTTCAATCCTCAGGGGTCGTCCAACGCCACGTTCACGCTGGCGCTGTTCGCAGACGGCACGCTCAACAGTGTAGCGGAAACCCAAACCACACCCGAAGGCACGATCAGCTACAATGGTCCCGGATGTAACGCCGTCCTTGACCTGAACTATCAGGACACGAATCCCGGTGGCGCGGCGAATGTCGTGGTCACGTCCGCCTTGAGCGGCCTGCTGCTCCAGCTCACTCCAGCTCCAGTGGGAATCAACTCCAATCCAATCGTCATCCCGGACACCCTTGGAATGACCGACACTATTTCGGTGTTCATTCAAGGCCAGAAGCGATTCGACGTTGTGGATGGCACCATGTCGATGCAGGGAACTTTCTCGAACGCCTGACCTATGAAACGACTTCGACTTTACGACTGCCGCGCCTCACGCCTGCCTCAGACGGTTGGGCTCTGCACTGACAACGTGCCGGGCATTGCGGCGTTCGTGAACAGCGCCCAGCGCCGCCTGCTGATGTGCAAGGAATCCTGCGACGAGGGGTGGTGGGGAACGTGGGCGGAGATCGCCTTCAACGTCTCCACCAGTCAGCCATACATCACGCTGCCACGGGAGGTGGCGCGACTGGAGGCGATGAACATGTGCGACCGGCCTGTGGCGATTCAGAACCAGTTCTTCGAGTATCTCCAGTTCGGAAATGGTCGGATGCCAAAACTGAGGCCGAACTGCCGCTGCGATATTGAGCAGACCTATACGCGCAACAACGCCGTGACGTTCACGGACATGACCAACGCTCCGCAATACATCACGGTCTACATCACCGACGACCGGGACATCGGCAAGCGCGTCCTGATTCAGGGATTGGACGACGCGGAGAACACCATATACTCCACCGACGTCACCGAGCAGGTGACCGGTGTGTTCCTGGTGCTTAACAACCCGTCCGTCCAGTCGCCCAGCACGCTCTCCCAGTTGAACGGCATCCAGAAGGACGTGACCTACGGGCCGATTCGCATCTACCAGCATGACCCCACCACGGGCGATGAGATACTACTGTTGACCATGGAGCCCAGCGAGCAGACGGCATCCTATCGCCGCTACTATGTTCAAGGGGTGCCGCTCAACTGCTGCGCCACAAATGTCGAGGGCAATGTTCAGATCACGGCCATCGCCAAGCTGGACCTGATTCCCGTGGCGACTGACACCGACTATTGCCTGATTCAAAATGTCGAAGCGATCATCGAGGAGTGCGCCTCGATTCGATATGCGGACATGGATTCCCCGACCGCGAAGGCGATGTCGCAGGAGCGTCACAAGCTGGCGATTTCATTCCTCAACGGCGAGCTCAATCATTGGCTCGGAAAAGATCAGTTGGCGGTTAACTTCGCTCCCTTCGGCAGCGCTCGCCTGACCAAGCAAAAAATAGGAAGGCTTTGGTGATTTATGGCTACTACCGTTATTCCATGGGCGGGCAATGTTCCCTACGGCTCCGGCGGGGGCGTCAACCCAATGGCGACTCCGTTCGGTCCCGCCGCCGCCAACACAAACGCCTTCATGACGATGCAGTCTTTGATGCCATTCTTAGCCAACCTGCCCGGCTATGAAGGCATGGTTGGACAGCGCAGCGAGAACACTGGCGCCATGCTGAAGGGCGAGCTTCCACAGGATGTGGTAAACCAAATAGCGCAACAGGCTGCCGAGCGCGGTGTTGGGGCGGGGGTTTCCCAATCTCCGAACTCATCAGCAGCCCTGCTGCGTGCCATGGGACTGAGTTCACTGGACATGATGGGCATGGGCTCCAAGGAGCTCAGCACCTCCATTGCGGACACCCCGACGCCAGAGCTGTTCAACCCGGCCACACTCTGGGCGCCGGAGTATACCGCCAAGTCGGAACTCGGCCAGCTCAAGGCCGGCCAGGCACTCCAGCAGCTTCAGGCTTCCAACAAGAAAGCCGCCGCCGCTTGGAATGCTAAGAAGGCGCCGTCTACCACTTACTCCAACTGGCTTGGAATGGGGATTTAATATGCCACAGATGCGATCATTCGGTAGCTTCCTGACTGCTCCCAATCTGGCGCAGTCCTACGGCGCTGGCGTGGGGCTGGCGCAACGCGACGAGGAACTGGAAGCCAGGGTGGGAATGGAGCGGGAGAAGCTGGCCAACGATTACGCCATGGCGGAGATGGCTACCTCAGCGCGAAAGGCCGCGCTTCAGCAAGAGATGTTGCAGAAGGACCAAGAGCTGGAGGTGGAGAAGATGTATCGCCAGCAGCAGGTGGGCCTGCGCGAGCGCGAGCTCCAGATGGAACAGCAGAAGATCGAGGCCGTGGCGGAGGAGGCGGCGCAGCAGTTCGAGGCGAGACAGGCCATCCAGCAGGGAGTCGAGCAGGACCTGACCGGTGGCCGCAGTCCCGCCGAAGCCTTTGCCCGCAATGTGGCGCTTCACGGCGCTGCCGCCCAGCTTCCGGGAAGCGCTTACTCTGACATCATCCAGCAGGCTGGAGGTCCCGGTGGTGCTGCTACCGACGGTGGAATGGGTGATCCTGAGATGGTGCCCGTTGAGGGAGCTCCAGAAGGCTACTTCAGCTTCAATACCGGCAAGGGAAGCCGGGTGCTGGTCAACACCAAGAAAGGCGCCGATCTCCCCACTGAGGCGGTGCCTCTGGAAGGTGACCCGACCCGCATGCGCTTCGGTCGCCAGACCTACGCCAATCCGCAATACACCGAGATGCGGAGGCTGGAGAAGCGGCGTGACGATCTGGAAACAAACCTGAGCGGGCCGAAGTGGGAAGCGCATCGCCAGTCGTTGAAGTTCCAGGCCGAGGGCAAGAGGCTGACCAAGGCGGACGAGAGTCGCATCAAGGAATGGGACGCACAGCAGGCCATCATCCGGCGCATGGATGCCGAGGTGGAGAGGCTGAAGCAGAAGTTCGCACCAGAAGAGCCGGGCGCTGCCGCCTTGCCTCCGGGCCTTGGCGGTGGTAGCACTACTAATCAGGTTGGCCGATTCAAAGTCATACGGTAATGCCCCAGTTCAAGGTCATCGACGACCGTGGCAACGCCCTCACCCTTGAGGGCGATTCCGAGCCCACAGAGCAGGAGCTGGAGGAAGTGTTCAAGTCCCTATCGGGGAATTCCCCGATAGACCAAGAGCCGCCTCCGCCCCAGACGGTCGGGGATTTCTACGACCCCAACTTTAAGCCCGCCGAGCTGCCGCTGAATCTGTTTGAGGGTTCACATCCCCAGAAGGAAGCCCTCCAGCGCGAACGCCTGAACATCGCCGCAGAGGACGAAGGCCAGAACATCTACGACTACGCTGCGGTGGCGCACACTGGAATTTCCAAGGGCACGCAGGGTCTGAGCACGCTGCTTAAGAGCGCCTACGACATTGGCCAGCAGCTTCCCAGCACTAAACTGGCGCGGGGGATCGGAGACGTGATGATGGAGGCGGTGCTGCCTGAAGGACCGAAGCAGGCGATCAAGGAAATCCAAGAGGACCTCGACAGCGACAAATACTTCAAGGGTCTGGCCGAGTGGGAGAAGTGGATGAGCGATCGGGATGCGCTACTGGGTGCGCCGACGTTCGGCACGCAGCTCACCGAGGCCGTCTCCCGTGGATTCGCAGAGCTTCCCGTCCAAATGCTGGGAGGCGTTGCTGGCGGTGCGGGTGGCTCCATGGCGGCTGCGGTTCGAGGCTCTGCCATCGGAGCGGGCACTACAGCCGGCCTTCAGCAGTATGCCCAGGAGATGGGAGAAGGCGCTGACCGACTGACAGCAGCGGGCCGTGGCGCCACAAGTGGATTGATCACGGGTCTGACCACCTCGGCGTTCGGCGCCACGGGCGTCGAATCCATCTGGCGCAACGAGGGAGTCAAGGGAGTCATCAACCATCTCAAGCGGGCGCTGGTGGAGT